GAAGATTGTGTTGCCTTCAGCGTAGGTAGGGTCGAATGGATAACCTTCGTCAGTTGGCAGATTGGATACGCCAGAACGGTTCATGAACTGGTCGTCGTCCTTTCTGTACTGTTCTTCCCATAACATCCACTGTAACCAACCAGTAGGTTCAGCGTTAAGGTCGGAAGCAAGAACCTGACCAACAACTTCGTGATAAGAATCCTTAGTTGGGTCCCATTTAGTAAGACGACCAGAAGCAGTAGCCTTTAAGTAGTCACCAGCTTCACACTTACCGATTACAGCACCCCAAGGCATTCTGTTTTCAACGGAGATAGCAAGTTCTTCCTCAAGTAAGCCTTCCTTAGAAACAGCAGCCGCAGGAGTGAATCCCGGCATGTAAGGAAGTCTAACATATTCCATAGTGATAATGGATGGCTGATTACCACCGAATCTATCCATCTGGAACCAGTCCTTAGTGAAGTTGTATGGAGCCATACCTACTGTGTTGCCGTTAAGAGCAAGACCCGGAAGTGTAATAGTTGTAAGGTACTTGTTAGAAACGAAATCCTTAACAGACTTAGAAACACCTACTACACGACCCTTAGGAATAACTACTTCTTCCATACCCGGACCGCCATACTGATAATTGAATAATACACCATCTTTGAATACTCCACTCATAGTCTTATCCATGAATGTTGGGTCGAGAATCCACTTTTCGGCTGGAGACATATGACCAGAACGAACTAATGCGGTATTACTTCTTGAACCCTGTTGGTTTTCATAACCTCTAAATAAAGCCATTTTAGTTTCCTCCTTTTGATTATCGTGAAATCTTATTAACCATGTCATTTACATAGTCATCAATAGATTTCTTTTTATTTGAATCTTCAACTTTTTTCTGTTCCTTAGAATCTTCTGCCTTAGGCTCTACAGTGTTACCATCAGCGTCTGTAACAGTCGAGTTTGGCTCTCCTGCATTTGCCAAGGTAGGATTCTGTGCCTGACCTATAGTTCTCTGAGAATCAGTTGTTGAAGTTTCGTTCTTTTTAGCTGCATCGAAAGCATCCTGTAAATCTTTCATTGAAAGACCAATTAATTCTTTCTGTCTTTCAGAAGAATTTGAATCTTCTAATTTCTTTTGAGAAATTTCTAATTCAATAATCTGGTCTGCAATTAACTTCTTGTTAGCAAGTGCTAATTCGATACACTGGTCTTTCATAGCAATGGAATCCTGAACAGCTTCTTCCTTTGCTTTTTCAGCGTCTGCTAATTTGGTTTCAGCTTCTTCTTTTGCTTTGTTAGCATCAGCAAGCTGTTTCTCTAAATCAGCAATCTTGTTGTTTGCATCTTCTAATTGCTTTGCAACATCTTCAGTATTGTCTTTGGTTTCAGGGGTTTCAGCATCAGACTTAGCATCTTCTGCTTTAGCCTCAGGTGTTGATGTATTTGCATCAGTTGCCTGAGCAGCGGTGTTAGTACCTAATAATTCATCAATCATCGCAACCAGTTTATTTCTCTGGTCGGTTGATTGAGATGAAGTATTTGGGTTGTTCTTTCCTCCCATGTCTCCGACTCCTTCCTTATTTTTTTCATCTTTATTTTCTTTATCTTCATCTGTGATAACTGTAACCTTAACAACCTGAGCAAAGTCATCTGCTGGGTTGTTAACTGTAGAAACTTCATGATAAGTAATATCTTTAGCTCCCCAGTAACATACTTGGTCTTTGTAGGTTTCACCTCTCCAGTGACCACAGAAATTGAATTTACCGTCTTTGAGAATTGTTTTACCACATACATTACATGTAACAGTTCCCATTGAACCACCAATACTTACTGTACTATAACGCCCATCTAAGAATTTTTCAATAGCATCTTTATCAGTTACTCTTGTTACAAGATGGATTGCACTTCTTTCATCAGTTAATGCAGAAGGTCCAAACCATGATTGTTTTGTTCTTCCTAAAGGCTCTGAATAAGAATCGTGGTTTTTTAACATTGGCTTTGGAAATGGATTCATGAAAGTTTCTGCATCCTTTTCCATGCTGTCTTCGTAATAAACACAGTAGTTATGGTTTTTACCAGAGTGAGTTGCTTCTGTTTCAACATCAAGTGCTATGATATTTTTCTTACCGGAAGCAGAATCTTTTAACAACTGTGTTACGTCAACAGCTTCACCTTTTGCGTCAACAAATTTGACTTTGTTCTCTACACGAATTCTTTCTCTTGAATCGCTAATGTTGCGAACATCTTTTTCACCGACATCGCCATTAAAATCAAAAATTTTCATATCATCTACTGAAAACTCTTTATTATTGGCATCGGTAATTTTGATTATTGCCATATTGAACTCCTTTCTTATGAACCATCAATGTATATGGTAGCGTTCATTTTACATTTCAGATAATTCGTAATGGAATCTCCGAATAAGTTAACTCTAATTGTAACCATGTCACTAACACTACCTTTTGATGTTGAATATATATTGACACCAGTTAAGTCATCATGTATATTCTGACAAAGTTTTACGGAGTTCTTGATAAGCATTTCATCAACGACTTTGATTAAGGATTCGTCTTCGATTTTTGCTTTTACTGTATACGAAATGTCTTTAATATGTTTTGCTACTATACTTTCAACATTGGATTGTAATATTTGTTGTCTATTAGTATAACAATTTATTACATATTTGTCCATTTCATCATTGATTTTATTTACATTATCTTTTATGAGACCGATAATAGCATTGTAATTATCTTTTCCTGAGGATGAAGACTTCTTAGTAGGAGTACGTCCTCCAGAATTTTTCTCTTTGTTGTTTGTTTCTTTACTTCCTGTACCGCCATTAGCTGAAGCAGTAGCTTTAGCCGTCTGCACATCAAGTTCAGCTTGAAGTTTAAGTGTTTCTCTCGTAATGAGTTCAACAAATAATTTCTCTCTGTCACCATCAGCAATAGGGTCCATACCAAGTAAGTCACGCATTTCATCTTCAGTAATCGCATTGTGTTCATATTTATAAATGGCGTGAACTTCTTTCTTGATTTTAACATCTACGTCATTATCGTGGAATTTAAGTTCAGCGATTTGGTCTGGATTAAGTACTGGGTCATATCCGCCTTCCATTAAGATTTCTTTTACTATGAATGAGTTAAAGAACATCTCAATGATTTTGGTAATAGCACGGATTCTGTCAGCCATTTCTGATGTCATATTGTCACCAGTAGAACGATTGGCTGTATCACCACGACCCCACATAATAGCAGGAATGCCCATACCAGAGAATACTCTATCTTCCATATACCTTAAATATGGTTCTGCGTCAATAACTTTATCAGAAGCAATAGGAGTTATTGTAACTCTTTCTGTAGTAACAATACCACCTTCAACATCCATATTGTTGATTTCTTCGATAATCTTATCCACTTCCGCTTCCGTACCCGGCTGGTCCTCTGTACCAACTTTTACATGATGGAATGGATAAATATTACGATACATCATTTTAAGAACGTTTTCTTCTGCTTGTCTTAATGCTCGTATATCATCAAGGACTGGCACTAAGAAACTTGTTCCGTATGCATTACCTTTTGGTCTTTTGTAATAGAAATGGATTACATCTTCAGGATTAAATTCCTGTTCACCTGCATCTGTTTCCTGTTTCCACTTACTAATAACGCCATGCTCATCTCTCATTACAGTCATTGTAGAAGGATTAGCACAGAAATAACCTACAACAGGTTCTTTTCCTGCAAGCCCTTGAACATTAACACCTTGAGGTAATAAGTTAACGTCATTACTTCTTGACTTAACAATCATACAGTTTCCGTATTTAACTAAGTCTTCCGCAATATCCATTAAGAATTGATTTGTCGGAGTACTTGTCGCTTCTGCTATGTATTCAAGCCTAAGCTTTAAATAGTCAACTGTATTAGTGTCTTTCCCGTAAAAACTATACCCTTCTTTAAAAATCTGGTCAACATATTTATCAACACCTTGACGTACATAAGAATCTGTATCGTAGGCATTTTGTATGTCTTCCATATTAAAATCTGGTTCTTCAAAGTCTGTATCATCAGTAGTCTTATAAACAAGCTGTTTAATAAACTCTGATGCTAATTCTCTTTGTCCCCCAGAAGAAGCGTCCTTAGAAACAGGTGCTGCGGGAAGGAGTTCTTTGAAAAATGTATTGGCTATGAACCGTTTGATTTTATTCATGTTTATTTCACCATCCCGTTTTTCAAAATTTTAATATACGTTATTTAGGCATTAAGTGTAGCTAATTGTAGCATAAACCTTTCTTAACTGTTGTTTTTCTGCCATTAATTTTTCCATAGAATTCACAAAAAAGGAATTCCCCATCAATGTTTTATTTATATTTTCAATTGAGTTGTCTGTTTCTTTTTCAAAAAAAGATATTTTAGATAATAAGTAACTTCCTTCTCTAGAGGTTTCTGATACTGTATTATAGAATTCATTTAAGTCTTTTCGTTTAATATAGTAATTATATAACGCTTTTCTCGTAGTATCAATACTTTGTTGCATATCATATGAATTACTTCTTGCGTTTATTTCGTCATCTACCTCCAAAAAGAGACGTTGTATCATAGGAGTTAATATTGGATTATTCACACCATTTTCATCTCTTAAATATGCAACTTGCTCTAATTTAGTACATGCTTCATCTATTTTTACGCTATATGTATTTATGGATTTATTCAATACTGAATCAACGGATAATGCTAAATAGTTAATGCCTTTTCCCTGCTTTTCTTTTTCTACAAGCACGGCAGTCATTTCAGCATCTTTTTGCTTGCATTCTTCGTTTGTAATATTTGAAGTACCATAGTATAAAATTTTTAAAGTATCGCTAATAATATTTATTCTCTCTTTTTCGTTTTCCAGTAATTCGATAATTTCTGGGATTTGGCTTTTGCCAATATTTGCTTTATGTGCGTTAAGAAATTCTTTAGCATATTCATTATTTTTTGCTCTTAACGCATTTACAAAAGAGTTAATATTTGAATATGTATCATGTGTTTCATTATCGAACTCTTTGCATAATCTGTCAATCATTTCGTTTATGATGTCGATATTTTCATTTAAGTTTTCCAGTACAGCATTAGGTAAATTATTTAAAAAACTTTTTAGTGTAGTTGAATAACTAGCCTTATTAATGTATTGATTGATATTAATAGGCTCTGTTTGTTCAACTGGCTTATTGAATTTTTCGTATTTAAGATTGGGACGGTATCCTATGACCGCCCCAGAATCTATTAATTGTTCTTTGATTTCCATTAAAAAGACCTCCTCTGGAATGATGGAACTCTTTTATTTTGCCTTCGAACTGGAGTAATACTGATAATACCTTCTTTTTCGGAAGTTTTAATTATCTTTACAAAAGGCTCTTCTTGGTTTTCACCAATTTCACGGCTCTTAACATGCTCATCTCTTGAATCCAGAGTTCCAATAAATACTGTTTTGATAGAATAAACTTGCTTTAATAAGCTACCATACTTTTGCTCAAATAGCAATAGGGCAAGATTCATGGCATCAATTGCGTGTTCATTCTCATCTGTATAGACAGGCATACCAGTACTACTTATGGATTTTACTCTATATTCTTCTAATTGAGAAATCATTGATTTATCTGAAGGGTCAAGAATAACTTTACCTTTTTCAAATAAATTAACTGAGTTGTTAACCATGAATGGCTTAAGGTGTTTCTGGTCTTTTTTCTTAGTATATGGGTCACGAACTTCAATCTTTTGAGAGAATTGATAACCAATAACCTTATCTGCTAAGCCAGTTTCAGGATGTTCCATACCATATTTATGAAGCATTTCTAATTGTACTTCACCGTAACCACGGTCAATACCTATCCAATCAAACTGGTATTCATCATTCAGTTCTATGATTTTGTTCATTGCATTGACGTAAGTAAAATCAGAACGTGGAACTTCTATTCTGAATAACATCTTAAACATAGGAACAATGCGTCCTTCATGGTCTTGATGGAATCTATCAAGTTCCATGCATACCATATTTGTTGCTGCTGAATATTTATCCCAGTCAACTCCAAGTATTCTAATATTTTGCCCATGCGTTCTTGTAAGATAAGATTTCCTATCTTCTTTGGACCATTTAGTAATGTATCTATATTTAAGGCGTTCACCTTCCATAATAGCTGCATTGATGAATTTCTTCTGGTATACACCCATTTCTTCTTCACCGAATTCAGCCATAACTTCTTGAGTATATCTCATGTCAGATAATTCATCTCTAATATCTTCAAGATAAGTTTGTTGAGTATCTGGATTTATCTTTAATAATTCTTTATTAACGTTGGATGGAGCATATACTTCTGTCCAACCATTACCTTCGCCAATCGCTTTTTCTTCTACTTGATAACCACTGAAGCGATTATTTTTAATATCTTCTGCTGTTGGGAAATATCTCTTAGAGGCATTAATACACCAACGGTAATATTCTTCGTGCTTACCAGATGGCGTGGAAGCACAGATAAGTCTAATACGTTCTGGAGCTTCATTTCTAATATTTAAGATATTCGTAATCTGATTAGAACCTATGTAGTCGCACTCGTCAAGGATAAGTAAATCTGCTCTTTGACCACGAGTAGAGTTAGCACCGCCAGATGAGTTGTTAGCACCTGCGGTTAAACCTAAAATATTAGAAACAATACCATTAATAGTAAGGTTTAAATTATGATGTACGTCTCTTGTTATTAATGACTTTAACACCGGAGACATCTCAATCAACTGGTGTAAACGCTTGAAGATTAAGTCAATCTGCGTTTCATATGGAGTTGCTATAATAATATCGTATTGGTTATTCGGACCTCTATTATATTGTGTGTACGCAAACCATAAAATAAGTACACACATAGAGTCTGATTTACCAAGTCTTCGTCCAAGTCTTAATACAAGCTTTTTAGAACGCTTACCTTCTTGGATAATTACATCTTGATAATCTCTAGCTTCCCAGTCAAGATAAACTTTAGCCCATAATACAGGGTTGTTTGTAATTGTATATTCCAACGCTTCTTTGAAATTTAACCCGTATTGCTTTTGAACAAAATCTACCTTTTTGACTATATTCTTATCTAAAGGAATCAAAAGATTCATTATCTGATTGCATTCTATATCATTTAATTGTCCTATTGTTTGTGCTACAGCTGCCATTTAAATCCACCCTAATTAAGTATAATCTCTTGAAGATTTTAAATAATTTCTTGCTTCGTTTCCGAGTACAGAGTTAACATTCTGTCCATTAGTTCTTAACTGATTTATCGCCCTTTGTCGCATAGTATATCCTGCTCCAGACATATTGAAATACCCAGAACCCATTCGCCCTGAGCCAGTGTATTTCATTTGTTTTTGAAGCTCTGCATTTTGCTTTGAAGTTCCGATTATCATATCATAACCTGCGGTAGCGGCAAAGTATGCAATTTGTGCCTTACCACCCAATAAAGCACCAACGCCAAAATCCATAGCTGTTTTTCCTATAGTGGTGGTTATACTATCGCCTTGTTTTCTTGATTCACTAAATGTACTGGCTGTTCCATACAAATCCATTCCAGTACCTACCACTGTACCAAGCGTAGGAAGACTAGTTAACCCTATTTTAGATGCACTCTGTAGCACCTTATTTTTAATCATGCTTATAGCCATAATTATCCCTCTCTCATATTATGCAAAGCAAATACTATATCACCACTAACACCAAATTGATTAGGATTGTCAAATGTGTTTTGCACTATATCTTGCATTACTTCTGGACTTCCTCTGGAAACTCTATTTATATTTTGGGCAAATCCAGTGCCATCATAGGAAACAAGTCTATCGAGATTATCACCTATTGATACTTTGCCAACTCTTTGTGCTTTTCCAAGTCCTTCATTTGAAATAGCATCAATAGTGCTCATTGCCATTGTACCACCCGTTAATAAGCCTATTCCAACCCCTGTTAACTTTTTTCCAGCTAATCTTTCATATAATGAAGCATCTTTAAGCTCTTCTTCGGTAATGTCTCTTATTAATGACTTACCTAATTTAGCACCACCTTTTACTGTGCCACCAGCAAGTCCAATTGCACCTTTACCTAAAGCTCCAAAGGTTTTTTCTCCAATTGTTCCAGTAACATCAATAGCTTTTCGTATTAAACCCATAATATCACTCCTTAGGTTCGATTAATGAATTTAACTCTGTGTTATCTTCATATGCATCGGCTTCATTTGACATATCATCAAAGTCAATAGTATCTATATCTATAATAGTCTGTTCTCGAATAGCCTTTTGCACTTCTTGGAAAATCTTAATAGCATTTTCAGTAGGGCTTGCAGACTGGCTTCTATCACTAGCCTTATCTTTTCTAGTAGCATTTAACTGATTAAGGATTTTTACCTTCTTATCCTGTAATACAAGTAAATGTTCTGACTCTGGAGAAATAATATCTCCATAATAAGGTTTACATTTCTTATCTATATCTAATAATGTTTTGCCCATGAAATCGCCAGACATAGCTATTTTATTTTCGCATCTCATTTGTTGCACTTCTATGGTAACTAAATCTTTAATTAAAGTAGCATCTACTAATTCTTCATCTGCAATCATATCTCCACTGGTATTTAAACCAAAATGAAGACAATACTGATTAAATCTGGCTATAATAGCACCGATTTCCATAGGACATCTTTGCCCTTTAATTCTATTTGCTACATCAACAGTACAGACATCTTTATAAGGACAGTCTTGCTCTTGACATATAATAGGAACAGAAGCAAACATACCATGCTTAGAAGAACGTATCATAGCAGATTTGCTTATTTCCTGTATAAGAGCAGGATTCAGTCCCCACATTTGGGTCATCGCTGCATTATCATCTACCTTACCTATATTTATAATAGGCTGTTTTTGCTTTGTAATAACTTCATCTGCCATTTTATCACCTATTCACACTTTATATATTTTATATTAGAAAATGCACTGTATTGGTCGTTTTCATATACAGCTCTTACTTTGTATTCATACTCGTTGAATTTCTTAACTGTTTCATCTACATACATTTTACATTTCAATAATTTATTCCTAAGGTGTGTATTTCTAGGGAATCTAAGAAATGTAAATGGAGTATCTAAATCTTTTATATCAACGGTATCTAATAAATTACCATTTCTATATATCTCGTATGAGAGTGCAGTTTCATCGTGCTCCCATACGAGATATCCTTTATTTTCTGAGCATATATATGCAATTGTAAAAAGTACTGGTGTTATCATAATCTATCTCCCTAAATAAAAGGTATACCTGCAATATCACGCTCTCCATATTCATTGGTAATAGGATTTCCGCCTTGGAGCCCTCTGACTACCATACTACCACCTAAATATGCTCCACCAACAACCCCTGCTCTAATTCTATTTGTCTTTTTGTCATTGGTTGCAAAGTAATATCGTGGGTCTTTACCTTGTAAACTATATGCCTTTTTAGCTAACCATTCCTTAGAAGAATCATCTAAAAAGTTGTCTACTATTTTATTTCCGCCTATTTTATTCTTCATGTCTTTTATGTATTTATCATGAATTGCACCTGCCGGAGCACCTTTTATCTGTCCTGCTATGGAAATCTGTTTAGCTTCAGCCTCTTGCAGATATGCCAAATAGTCTTTATCACCAAATCTATCTGAAATATCAGATGCTATTTCTCTTGCTTCTTCGATATTTCCTGATGCTATTTTTTGTTTTAAAGTGCTATAAGAACTGGCATATTCTGCATTCGTTCTGGCTTCAGAGTTATTGAACGTTCTCTGAAAATCGTCCATATTCAAATTACTCATTACAGTATTCTTTCTTGCCATACTTCTTCTGGCAACATTAGCAAGCTCGTCTGAAGATTGTGCTATATAGGTATTGTAACCGTCTTGCAAACTTTCCACGGTAACGTTTTTGGAGATATTTCTTGCATAAGTCATTGCAGAATCCCCATATTTACCTATCTTACCTTTTAAAAATTCCATTATATTAGTTGCCATATCAACCACCCTTTGCAAAAGAATACTGTCCTCTATTCTCGTGCGGCTTAGAGGAAGAGCGTCCATAGTTTATTTTGTTCTTCATATTTTTATATACATTATCATTTGTCATTGGCTTATTTGATGGAATTAAAGTTCTACCATAGACATCGTATCCACTGGCAGCCATCTTTGCCTGCATATCAACAGTACCCCTAGTTAACATATCATATGATAAAGTTCCGCCATGATTTTCTTTAGAATATTTAGATTTACTTGCCTCTATTTCCATTCTAATGTAGGAGCTTATCTGATTTTTAAACGTTGGGTCCTGTATGATTTGATATATCAATTCCTGCAATTGGTCTCTTTGTGTTTGAAATGGAGTATAAAACATGGCTCTACCTCCTAGAAATCATCGTCTTCAAGAAGCTCAGAAGCACCCCAAACAGTACCAACAACCGCAGCCGTTGAAATAACTGGATGCTTTTTCATATGACCCCACAAGCCAATGCCATCTTTACCTGTACCATTATTAACAACACTTTGTGCCACTTCTAAATCATTATCGCCATCTATAATTTCTCCAGATGAACCTCTTTGTACTTTTGGAGTATAACCGAGTCTTTTATTTACTTGGTCATATCTTTGTTGCCGTTCTTGCATATAAGCTTCATAAGCTGTTCTTTCTTTGCGATTTCCATTCCTATCTCTTTTTGGGTATTTTTTTTCTAATTCTGCATCTATTTGTTCATAATCTTTAATTCTTTTTTGTGTAAGTCTGTCATTAATTGAACCAGTTAATCCTTGTGTTGGACCGCTAACCACTTCACCATTTTCGTATTTATATCTTTGAGGACCAGATGTTTCACCGACTCTTCTGTATTGCGGAATTCCATCTATAGGAGTATCTCCATTAAAAGCATTGGCAACATCTGCATCTACATCATATACTTCACCTTCAAGACTTAAAAGATTTTCTTTTTTCTTTTTTAGCATTTCATCTTTTCGTCTTTTTTTACTAGCTAAATTTTTACGAGTAGTTAAATTAGCTTTTTTTGCAATTCGCTCATAGCCAATTGCATAAGTATTGCCTTCTAAAGCAATATTATCTAGGCTTTTTACATTATTAAAATTTATTTCATAACCAAAATCTTCGCCTATTTTTCCTATTACTTTATTCCAATCGTAATCTGTAGATTTTATTTTCTTTTTTACGCCAGCAACTGAACTGTCTATTGCTCTCGCACTATCGCCAGCCAAGAATAACGACTTATTGCTCTCTAAAAAATTATCAAAATAGGTATTTAAAATTTTATCGTCTACCTTTGTTACTCCACCAGCGAGTATACCCTTTTTAAAAAAGGCTAAAGCATCGCTTTTTAGAAAATTTTTAGCCATGGTTATCCCTCCTAATTAACTGAAGGTCGTAACAAATTATACTTCCTCTCAGCAAAATCCATTTCTTTCTTAACTTTCTTCATCTGTCTTGAAATCTTAATCTTTTTAATTACATTATAGAACTTCAAGCTACAGTACTCTCTAAATAATCTCTGATATTCAAAGGTATTTTCTCTAAATGACAGTCTGTACTTTTCTGATAAATCCTCAATCTTTTTATCTACTCTTTCGTATGGGTTCGTTTGCTTTGCTAAAATTGCCATAATTAAATCCTCCTATTAAATATACGTTAACATGTAATACCTTTGTCAGCTAACATCTTGTTATATTTTGCACTTTCAGTAATTTCACATTCTGGACAGAATATTTTATCTGATTCATTGCGTTTTATAAAGAATTCCTTGTCGCATTTCATACATTTACATGGTTTATCTTTACGGTTTTCTCTATTTGCTATAGGTATATTGTTGGTTTTACGGATTCTTTGGACAGAAACTCTAGCATAACCCAGTTGTTCCCCTATCTCTGAATCGGACAAACCTTCTTCTTGTGACATTCTTCTGATTTGTTCTACTATTAAACTCTTTGCCATTTGTTTTCAACTCCTTATGTTTTTGATACTTAATGTTACAATAAGTGTATCATATATTGTTAAAAAATAAAAGCAAAAATAATAGCAGGGAAACCCTGCTACGTTTTATCATATAATATGTAAATGTTGTAATATTTCCATCTTAAGCTCTTTATCCGTTACGACCATCAGTTTATTTTTAGTTTCTTTTGTGGATTTTACCTCAACGAATACCTTTTCAGGGCCTATTTTTACTCCGGCATACTCAAGTGCTTGTTTCATAACTTCAATCGCCTTTTTTGTCCCTACCATTACTTGGTAGCATTCTGCTACCATTTCATCAAACTGCTCTGTGTCCTTGTTCATTTAATCGCTCTCCCTTAATATGAAAAATTTTATATATATTTTTTTAGGATGGGGCGAAGCCCCACGCTATATACGGTTTTTATATTAACCCCACCCTCTTTAATATTTCAAACTTTACGCCTTCATCCTTTAATAACGCCATCTTGTCTTTTCTGATGTATTTATTTGGAACGAATACGTTAAACCTGCGTTCCGCTGGCGTTAATGATTGCGTAGCAATCTTAATTGCTTCAGGATGAGCAAGATATACGTTTATTGCTCTTAAATTTTGCAATTTTTTGTATTCGCCATGGGCGAATGCTTTTAATTCCTCAAGATTTTCATTGAAATATATGCCATTGCTGCTCATATTTACCACCTCTAACACCATTGTAGCACATATTGGGGAAAATTGCAACATTTTGTTACAGCCGTATAGGGTATTTTTATATATATATTTTTGGGGGGACTTGGTTTAATATTATGAACTTTGATTCGAAGTTCGGAACCCCACCCTATTTTGAATGGGCAGGGTGAAACAACAAAATCTTATATTATGAAAGGAGTCATTATTATGGCAAACAACATCACAGGTAGTATTATTATTACCAACAAGACAGCAGAACTCACAGAAGAGGAAAGAATGGAATGTCTTAAAAAGGCAATGGATAGAATTACATTCCTCGAAGGCGTTGACAAAACATGGAAGGACTATGAACATGATATGCGTATGCTCAAGGCTATTGAAGATGGTGAGTTAGAGCCAGAATTTATTGCTCTTCTCACATTATCTAATAGTGAAAGAGAGCACGTAGAGAAGAACATGGAATACTACAGAATAGGTAGTGGCTTACATGACGCTCTATATGTTAATCCTATCCCAACTGTAGAGTCTAGTCTTAGCAACGAAGAAACAGAAAGATTCGTAGCTATGCTTGAGGCTGAAGAAGAGTCATATCCATGGGATGATGATTGGTATGAACAGTGGAGGGATGAACAAGCGGCATTACCAGACTATGGCTGTATTGACATTGATTGGGATGCCATGGATAAAGTAGTTGAAGAACTTGACCTCATATATGCTGATTATATTGACAAGGAATTACCGTTCAATTAATTAGCCTACAGCTCCCTAGTATACGGAGCTATATAAATAGTATACTACTACCCCTATATACCCCCGTCTACATGGTATGAGTCCATGTACTGATGATGGCATGAGCCGAAACGGGATTATCAGTAAACTACTACATATATGTACCCGTTGCATAACAAAGGAAAGGAGTTCACTATGATGAACACAAATTTAATTAATTTCGCAACTAATAAGGCTATCAATGACCATGATGGTAGAAAAGATGAATTAGCTGGTGTATGTTTACTTGCTAATGGCTTACTCGGAGCTATCCCTGCTACAAATAAGGCGTTCAGTATCAATGAATTGTATGTGGGTAAAGATGGCATGGCACACATTAGTACCAATTCTATCAGTGGTACAGTAATGCCTTGGAATGACCTTACTACAAAAGAGGGTATCAAGGAATTTAATGATACCCTTACATTTGATTCTAATAAGATAGTAAAGGTTATCTTCATTAAGGTTGTAGAAGCTTAAAGCTTATGGTCCTGAGCATGACCTTAAAAGGCTCCCGTCTATATAGGGTAGTGCCTATATACTGATGATGGCAGCTATAGCCGAAACGGGATTATCAGCTAACCTAACAAAAATACATATAACGTATACCCGTTATACGAAAAGAAAGGAGATAGTATTATGAGCTATCAGACAAACAATCAGGAAATCAAGGAAATGAGACACATCAGCTACAAGATTCAGAGTGCTGAAAGAAGAAAACAGAGAATTTACAATGCCATCTGTACCGTATTAGGGTACATTGGTATGGCTATATTCTCTATAGTAACGGCTCTTTTCTTCATGTATGCATGGATTGAGGAAGACAGAAGATGGAATCCACCTGTTCTCGATACGATTGATTATGTTAATCCATATGAGACACCTGATGAGGAACCTTGGTATGTACCAGAAGCATAAGAAAGGAGGAAATATTATGAGAAAATACGATAACTATATCAATGAAATGGAATATACCTATATAAGCGGTTACAGAGTATTTTTATCCGAACATTCTATTCAGCGTATTAATGAAAGAATGTACTCAAGACAGGATGCTATTGAGGACACAATTTGCGACATTGTTAAGGTTATTAGTAATGAATTCATGTATAAGTATTTGTCTTATAACATGGGAAATCGTAATAACTATGAGAATGTTGATGTACTGGTATTTGATGTTCCGAATAATAAGGTATATGCTCTTAGGCTTAAGCCATTTAAGAAGCACATCATCCTTAAAACAGTTGGTAATAGCAAAACAAGCGAGTGGCTATATGCTAATAAAAGACAGAGAATGTGTTGGATTTATCCAGATGCATTTAAGTTTAGTACTGCAAATGGCAACATTACATGGTGTAAATAAAGGAGGAATGATTATGAAGATTAAGAATTTATTCTATGGTTTAGTAGGTATGATTGCATATTATAAATATGCTATGGAAAACAAGGTTGATGTTAAGGCAACAAAAGAAAACAAAGTAGATACAATAAATGTTAACGGTAAAGAAGTAAACATTCACTGTATTCCTGACATAAATAAATATGGTATCTATTATTGTGCAGTTGTTATTGTTCCATTTAATACTTTTATTGCAGTAGATGAGTACTTCTATGCATTCCCTGAAAAAGTACAGCAGGCAATGATTTATCATGAAGCTGGGCATTACGCACATGGTCACTACAACAAAGGAATAAAGTATATGTGGAATGTGTATGTAGAATTAGGCAAGATTAAACTCACTAAAAAGAACACTAATCTATTACAGGAGCTTACTTTATTAACCAGAGATATTAGAGATGAGTTTGAAGCAGACAAATATTCTATGGACAATGTAGGTTCTGAAGCGGCAATTCAAATGTTATACATGCTCAATGAGTTAATATGCGTGAAAATGGGATATGAAACTACAGAGTATGTTGACAGATATAACAACTTAATGAAAGGAGGTGAATTCTAATGATTAAGACAACAGATAAGAACTTTGAGTACAGTAATGCAAGATACTTCGGTAGCTACCGAAGAACAGGGCAGCCTTACAATCCATATAAGGCTCGTGAAGAAGCTAAGAAGAAGGAGGGTAAATATGGTTTCAGAAAATACTAAAGACCGAATCATTGAGTGTGATGCCAGAATCAAAGCGTTGGAAGACTTAAAGACCAGATGCAACAATCCAGATGGTATTCAGATGCTTATTGATGACATGAAGGCACGAAAAGAAAAGCTGATTAAAGAATAATACATACTTGATATTCTATCCGTTATTTATTATCGGCTTTAAAAAAAATTTTCTCTTTGAAAGGAGGTGATGCTAGTGTGGCTCTGTATGACACACCCAGAAGGGAGGTGAATACAATGAAAGATTTATTATTGTCACAGACCACAAAAGAATGCAAAAGATTAAACTCTTGTGGAGATGTACTCATTGATATGCTACATAATAATAAACTGGATAACTTTGATAAGGCATCTATTGCTTATCTTAATATTCAGTTTAACAATCTACAAGAGATTGCCGGAGCTCTAGATATGGCTATATTAAATAGCTATGAGGACAGAGAGCTATTATTAACCATAATCCCATATATAAATGACTTCTCATTTATGGTAGCTTCATTTACGGGAAAGATAATGGAGTTAAAGGAGATGATTTAATATGGAGATAGTTGTTGCACTAGGAGCCGTTATAGGCTTCTTTATTTTTGCAGTTTTTGTCATTCAGGTGTTATTTGATGCGGAAATAGACGAACTGCGAAGAAAGGATAAACGATACTATTACAAGAAGTATCTTTATCATAGAAAAGAGGCTAAGAAAGCCTACAAAAAATACAAGAAAGGTAAAAGGTGATTATCATGACAAGAATTACAGAACTGTTAAGCAAGGCATTTGAGGAACTTACAAACGAGGAATTAGTAGAGTTAAAGACTCTCTTAGCAGAAAATGACATTGATGTTGATGTTATTGATGCAGAAACTTTAGAAACCATTAAGAACATTTTTAAGGAGGAAGATACTATGACAAACGCAACTTTATTCCAGATTAAGAGAGACGGTAACTTTGAGGCAAACTTTTCCAAGAACATGACTGCATCCATTAGAGGCGTTGGTTTTGTTCAGGTGAGTGAGATGGAAGCGGTACACACCTATGCATTCGATGAAGTGATTCATGAAAAGATTCTTGAGAGAGTATTCTGCGAAGCTCAGGATGGTGGTGCTTTCAACTATTCCATGTCCGTTGGTGATGTTGTTAATATTGGTGATGACTGGTACAGATGCACATCCGATGGTTGGGATAACATTAATGATGAAGTTTCTATTACTGAAGCTTTTGATTACACATTAAATAATAAGGAGGAAGAAGAAATGAACACAGCAGGGGCAGTAAGAGAGGAAGTAGAAGTAACTATGGGCGATAAGGCAAAAGAATTTGCTGAGGCTAGAAAGGAGGACCTTGAAAAGCTTTCCGGTTTCGTGATTGAAAACGTTCCAGTGGTTAAAGCAGAGGTAGAAAAGATGCTTCAGATGCCTAGTGACAAGCTTGGTGATTATATTGTAGCCAATGGTAGTAAGGTCATCGGCAACATCATTAAGGGTGTTAAGGATTTCGCTTCTAGTAAGAAGAAGGAAGCTAAAGACTTCCCATTCTTTGCAGATGCAGTAACCGAGAGTGCAGAGAAGGCAGAGGCGTTCGTTAAAACCGTTGAAGAGATTACCGATGAAGAAGGCAAGAAAGGCTGGGGTAAGATTAAGAAGATTGTAAAAGCACTCATTGGTTGGATTCTTAAGATTGTCATTAAGATTGGTGCTGTCATCTTCAAAGTTGCGTTAACAATTGCTGTTGGTATAATCGCAATTGGTAGTGCAGCCGTATTAACAGCAGGTAGCGTAGCTGGTATTGCTTACAAGGAGGTTGCTAAGCCTGTATTCAATGGTGGAAAGAAGGTGGTAACTAAGGTAAAGGATAAGATTGTAGACATTAAGGACTCTTTCACAGACGATTTCGATGAGTTATTCGAAGAAGAATCCGATGAGCCATCCGAAGAAGAGTCCGATGACTTTGAGGGTGATGAAGAGTAATCAGTAACTATTAACTAGGGCTTTTGGGTGGTTGGATGGGCGAAAGGATGGGTATCCGGTACAAATGATAACCATTACTAATGACAAAAGGATAAGTATTGACTTCTAAGTTGACACCAATGGAATTGCTTGAAATTCCGGGGGATGGTTGTCGTTTAACTATCTCAGGAAATGATAATTCCCTGAGCAAGGGCTATTATCTTTTCTGAGTGTGAGGTGTTCTCTCAGGCGAAGGAGAGACTGGCTTTTTAATTTATGAAAGGAAGGAAAACTATTATGGCACAGAAAGAAGTAAGAAACAATGTAACTATCAACACAGCAAACAACAATATGAGAGGAGAAAATGTTATGACAAAGGATATGTTAAGAGAGGAATTAAAGAAACATGGTATCGAGATAAGCAACGTTCAGTTCAAGAAGACAAAGCACGAGAGACTTGTGGAAATGTTAGGTGAAGCTATTCAGGCACAGGTCCCAGAACATGAGATTGATAAGGCTAAGGTCGGAGCTTTTGAGGACAAGACTCCTGTTATTCCGCCTGTTGATGCTCCGATTGGATTTGATTTTAATATTAAGACTGTTGACACCGAGCATCTTCAAAAGATTTGTCACAATATTTGGCTTCGTTCTTATGAATGCACTAAATCACTCAGCGAGGAGAATATCGGCAAGAGAATGATTAAGAAGAGTACATTATACAGAGCAATCTATGACGCTTATAAGAAAGAAATAGGTAAGACCGAAGTGCCAGATATGTTTTATCAGCGTGTTAACTGGTTCCTTAAACATAATGGATTTATTTCCATCACGAAGTATGACAACAATGCATATGTAATCTTCGTAGAAGATAAGTGTAAAGGGTCCGTAAAAGTAACCACTAATACAGTAGCAAAGATTGATATTACATTCCATAATGCTGATGTTCAGACTGATGGTGTTGTTAGTATCAATAAGGACTACACTACCGTTCACCATGGCACATATTGTATTGCAATGCTCAAGAATAATACCCATGACATCCGTGTGACAGTAACCAAGGAAGCAGATACAGCTAAGGTTAACGCTTTAGTTGATGCTTTATTAGCTTAATTAGTAGTTATGGGGCGGTATTCATTATCGCCCCTTAAATTAATATTATTATTTTATTTTAAGGAGGATTTTATTATGACAAAGAAGCAGATTAGAAACGTAAAGAAGGTAATGGCAATGGTTGAGAACAAGAAGTTTTATGGTGGTGATTTTGACAGAGAATACACATCTGTTGTTGAAGGTCCGTTATTCCGTAGCCCATTTATCCCTAGAGAATCTCAGTTTATTTCAAGTGCCACTGTAAATCCAGATGGACTTTGCTGTTTTAAGTCTGATACACTTAGAGCTCTTGGCGTTACAGAAAGTAAGCCAGAAAAAGAAGTGTGTGTTAATGTTAACTATTGTGATATACGTGGTACTCTTGTTGTACCAGAGCATGTTGCAAAGTATTTAAAGAGTATTTAAAGGAGGATTTTATTATGAAGATGACAAAGAAGATGACAAAGAAGCAGTTAAACAAGGTAAAAAAGATAATGAAAAAAGTTTATAATAAGATGATAAAAACCACTAGATTTTGTAATGGTTATGGTTATGATAACTACGGAGAAGAGATTCCATTTTGCGGAGAAAAGTGCCCACTTCTTTGTAATTGTTTTAATAAATAACAATTAAGGAGGATTTTATTATGAAGTTATATGATTTTGAAGAAAGTTTTGTAGTTGCATTAAGAGAATACACTAGTGAAGAGACTAAGGGCTCTTATGATACCGATGGTTTAAATATTTTTGATTTCAGCACTGAGACATTCAATATGAATTCTTATATTGCTGGTAACAAAATATCTGAGCATCATTACATTTTTGGATATACCAATCGCATGAGTGGTCTTTTGTATCTGGAAGAAGGTAAGCGTGTTTATAATTGCCGTAATTATGATGGCAAATTGTTTATTGCTTTTGTAACAACAAAGCATCACAAAATCAGTGATGAAATTTATGGCTTTAAGGCAACAGTTAATAAGGTTATATTCTATGGTTCTGACAATTCCTATAGACTTGGTGAGCATAATTATCCTGTATTTGCCGGAGACCATATTGAATTCTATAGAGCTCATCAGAGTTATACAGAAAAACAGACTGATATCCCAGATTGTATTTGGGAGGATAAGACGAAAACACGTTACGTATGGGGTAAACCATTTATTTCTAAGATGCACGAAGATGTAGTTATTGATTTCAATGATAATAAGGAGGTGAAATAATATGTTAGATTGGTATTGGATTGAGGAAGGTGCTGTTTGTGTATTCACTGTTAATGATGAAGAGATTGAAAGATGTGATGATGATGAGTTTGATAAGGTGCATGATAGACTGGCATCTAAATATCCAACAAGGAGGTAATTATTATGAATAGATTTAAGAAGGAATTAAAGAAACACGGTGTTATGTTAGAACATGAATACGACTATTTACCATATCCGGTTGGTGGTAATGTTGTTTTAGAGGGGGTGATTGTTAATGCAGAGACTGCTACAGTTGCTACTTACTACAATACTATTGCTCTCTTTGACCATTACGGCAGAGACTTTAGTGTTGTTGAGCAAGATTTCGATTAGTCCAACCCTTCGGGACGGCTTCCCCCGTGGTGTACTGTCATGCAAGAGCCCCCCGCAAGGGGGGCGTTGGGGGGAGGCACGGCTTTTGGTTTGGGTTTCCCCCGTGAGGGGGATGCAAGGGGGCGGTCTGGCTCTTGAAAAAGACACGGCTTTATATATGTCCACTTGACGGGACATTATAGATATATTATAATTGTCCTGTCGATGAGACATAATAATAATTTAGGAGGTGTCCTATGAACGAGACACAACAAAGAATATTTAACTTTATTAATTATTTATGCAACTCATGTTTATTACATGATGATAATGGTAATAAACTAAATAATATGCCTGTCCTGTTGACGAGACATGCCATTGCTAGAAAGTTATGTCTCTCCGAGAAGACAGTGCAAAGGAATTTGGATTGGCTTGTTAATAATAAACATATATATAGAATAAGTCTATCTGGTGTCTATATATATAATACTAAACCTATAACTAATGTTAATGATGTTATCTGTAGGATAAGGTATAGTTAAATGTCCCTTCGGGAGGACATATTATTATAGATTAGATAGGTTATATAGATAATAGTATGTATTGGTATATATAAGATATATAATATAACCGTATATCGAAGTCTATATTCGACTGCTTATATATAATATGTTGTTAAGAGTGCTTTGTATCTCTTAATTTTATTATATTATATATAGGCGGTTCGAGAGGAGGCTACCTGCCCTTTTGATACTTATTATTGGCTTTTACAATTAAAATTGTAACATTTATCATCTATATGTATCTATTATATATAGGTGTTCTTATATATGGCTATAGGCTATATAGGTATTCATCTTATATAGGGTATTAATAGGTATTCATTATCTATTATTATTCTCTATATATGATGTTGTTATATATTTTTTTAATAAGACTCTACGGAGATAAGGCTCTATTTATAGTATCTCTTAGGGTCTTTTTATTATATATATCTTTATACTTTACGACTAGTAATTGTTATATGATTACTGGTTGTTTTTATTCTATATTTCATTCATTTTGATGTTCTTTTTATTCAAAATGTGTGTTTAATATACATGTCACTTTTTGATTTAGTAGTTTTGTTGTTAAAGATTTTTACAACAGTGCTACATTATATTACTTTAATTTATGTGCATATGCCCTCCCGTTCGGGAGGGCTAAAATAATTTTTACTTTTGAAAGGAGTATTATATTATGAGTATTTTATTAACAATCAACGAATTACGTAGCAAGGTGTGGAACACAGTAAAGAATGCAGGTAAGCATACATGGAAGGATATTTGCTCCATGAACCGTAAAGAGCTTGAGGATTTAAACGTTCCTAGCTATTTAGAGAAGTTTGCTGAATCCGAAACTATTGGTGGTGTTACTTTTACTGGTAAGAGACTTTCTCCTGCTATTGTTGAGGAGAACTACAAGAACATGTGCTCTAAGCTTTCTCAGTTTGAGATTGACAGAGCAAAGGCAGAGATTGAGGCTTCCGCTAAGAAGGCAGGATGTACACCTAACTTAACATGGCAGGAAATCTGGGCAACTCATAAGGATTTTCAGCACCGTGTATCTCACCAGAAGAGAGAGATTACTTCCCAGACTAAGGTGTGTGGATATAATATCACTCCAGATGAAAAGCGTGAGTATTACACAATGGATTTAAGCAAGAAAATGGAAGTTAAGGACATTGACCGCAATACCAATATTAAAGATTGGTTATTTGATGTTGCAGTTCCTTATGCTGATTTAATGGAAACAGCAGAGAATCTGGGTGTTAACTTAGTTACTTTTGACCCAGAAGGTTTTGAAGTTCCAGAGTGTGACAATAAAGACCAGATGCTTAAGCAGTTGTTAACTCATGCTTACAAGTACGGTATTATTGATGTATCTACTGGCGATAAGTATTTCCCAGTAGGTTTATCTGCTTCCAAGGCACGTTCTGGTGGTGTTATTTGGCTTGCAAATACAGGTAACTGGGCAAACATGGAGAAGTTCCGTGCTCAGGTTCTTCATGTTACAGACGAAGAGTATGCAAACATGAAGAAAGACCCATGTGTTATCGCTAAGTTCGAGACTGGTTCTATCGGTATGAGAACATCTAGCGTTATTAATGTATCTAAAGCTGGTGCTAAGCTTCGTGGTGATAACAGCGTTTTAAGCAACATCAGATGTAAAGTTGTTCCAGATATTGTTGCTGAAATCCCTCTTACAACATTAGAACCGAATAAGGGTGCTGTAGGTGCATTAAAGCCATTTGAATTCGTTATGAGCGAAAGAATATATGAAGTGAATTATTCGGACGGTTGTAGCTTAATTAAGTTACAGACATTCGTTGATATTCTTCATCAGGCTGGTGAAATTACTGATAAGCAGTATCAGACATTCACAACAAAGTGGCGTGAATATGGCTTTGATTCCAAGATGCTTATTGAGGATGAAGAATTATACAGATTCCTCACATCTAAGGATTTCAAATCCGTTATGCAGGTTCGTTTCTTCGGTGGTGTAAAGGGTATGGTTATCCCTGTTGCTGAAATGGACGGAGATGAAAGACTTGCTGAAGTGGACATGCTTGTTTTCAAGAAGTCTGCTAAGTATATCTCTAAAGACGCTCCGTTTGAAGTTATTAACTTCTCCAAAGCTAAAAAGGGTATGGCTATGCTGAACTTCCAGTTCATTCAGGCTACTGTTACAGACGGCAACGTACTTATTAAGGGTGCTCAGAGAGCTTTTGAAATCGTAAAGAATGCTCTTAATGACCCAGCTGGTGCTTTAAAGTTCATCGCAGGCGTTAGAAACTTAAACGATGACGGTGAAGAATTAGCTACCAAGATTGCAAATGACTTAGAAGTAGAGCCACGTTTAGTTACTGAACATTACCATCATGCTCAGCTTCTTGAAAAGGTTAAGAAGTATGTGCATAACGTAGGTTTTGGTAAGATTCCTGTTGACGGTGCATTCCAGTATATTGTAACAGACCCATTAAACCTTTATCACAAGGCTATGGGTGATGAATTTGAATCTGCTCTTAATGCAGGTGAAATTTATTACAATGGTATTGACGGTATTCAGGCTGGTATGTGGAGAAGCCCAATGATTCACTACAGCGAGCCTCAGAGAGCTCTTTGTAAGCATGTTGATTACCTCTGGATGTATAAGGACATTATTGTTCTTAATCCAAGAGATGCCATTGCACCTGCTCTCGGTGGTGCCGACTATGACGGAGACAAATTCTTACTTTTATTGGATAAAAATGACAATTCCTTTGAAAGTGATTTTGTTAAACAGATTCAGATGCCGGGTTATGTTATCTATGATGAAGGCAATACTGCTCCTAAGGTAGATAACAATATTGAAAACCGTATTAAGTATTATGTTGCTTTATCCACTCCTAACCGTACAGGACAGATTACAAACTGGGCAACCTGTATCACAGACTTAATGATTAACGAACAGTTAAAAGGCAATATGAAAGCCTACAACTGGTACAAGAGAGTTCTTGTTCGTTTAAGATTTGCTCAGGGTTGGGAAATCGACCTTCCTAAGACTGGTATCAGTGCAGACGGTCCACAGGGCGACATGCTTCCTACAAAGTATTGTAAGCCTTCTATGAAGCCACAGTGGTTTGTAGACATGAGAACCTTCGAAGGTAGAGAAGTTTCTACAACTGATAAAGACGGTAATAATATTGTTTATACTGGCAACTCTCCAATGGAACAGTTACATCAGTATGCTATTCAGTTCTGGAATCAGATTGTTGCAGGATATATTGTAACACCTAGAACTATGCTTGATGTATTCCGTGCAACCTTTAATCAGGTAGAAAGCAATGCTTTTGAATCCATTAAGGGTCAGGTTATTGAATATGAACGCCTTTACAGAACTGAAAGTAAGAATATTAACGGCTTACTTGATGCAGGTGTTATTTCCGAGCAGGAACAGAAAGATATGTTCGAAAAGCTGATTGAAACACATCACACATCTCTTAATTCCTTACTGGGTGGCAATGTAACTACAGATGTTATTGCATATGCTTGTTACTATGCCGCAAACTTTAGAAAGGATAAGAATGATAATAATACCAAGGTTACTGGTAAGAGAAGTTATGGTTGGGTATGCTATTATGCTGAAACCTTAGCTCTTTTATACCGTAATAATAATGGTATGAGCCTTGTTGCACTTCCAGACAAGGAAATGGATAATATTGAAATCGTTAATGGTGAATTACTTATTGACGGCAACTATATTAAGTCCGTAGAGTATCCAGACGGTTCTTATTCCATTAAGGTTATTGAGAACAAGCCGTTTATCGTTGTTCCTAAAACTCTTCCAATTATTACAGAGGAAGAAAAGAGAAGTTTTGAAATTGCTTATGCTAATAAACAGTTCAGCTTCGAATGTACTAAGTTTACTGCTTACAATCAGAAACTTAATTCCGAACAGTTTATTGAAACCATCAAGAATAATAGCAACAGCTTTGATGTTGTGTTATTAACAGACGGTTCCGTAAACATTTGCATGAACGGTTTGGTTTACGCATCTATTATCGAGTGTCCTAAGGAGCTCGTCAATAAGAAAGTAACTCTTGTAAGTCATAGTGAATTGACATTCGTTCCTAAGGCTAAGAGAGCTACAACTCTTATGAAAGACGAAACTAATGCTTATAGCAAAATGTTACGCTTTACTGTAATGATTAATGTTGGCGAAGAAATTAACACCAACATTACCATTGCACAGACACCGACATATTGCTCTAATAGCAATGCTGATTATGATTATGGCGTAGAAGACCCTTCTATGTACTATGATTATGATGCTCTTGCTAAGATGTATGAAAACGAATAGTTTTATAACTACCTCAGTCCCATTCGGGACTGGGGTAGTATTTTTTGAAAGGAGTACGTTATGAATATTAACACGACTATTAATCATCTTGATATTGCATGGCAGAATAAAGAAATGGGTATGATAGTGAGAAAACACATTATCTGTAAAGACGGCTTTGAACTATCTGTACAAGGTAGTAAATACCATTATTGTTACCCTAGAGAAACCCAGAAGTATTATAAAGAACTTGAAATAATGTGTGACATTTCTATGGATAAGCCATTACTTGAACCTTATTATGACGGTTCGGTTTGCCCTTATGTTCCAGTTGCTGTTATTGAAAAAGTTATTCTTCATCACGGTGGCATTAACTGGAACTTAACTCAGAAAAGGAGGAAAGAAAATGTATATTCCAGATAAGATTTACCATGCTACAAAATGGGAGAATTTATTATCCATTATGGCTACTGGTCTTGAGCCAAGAAATATGGAGCATTTAATTTATTTTGCAGACAGTTTTGCAGGTGCAAATGTCTTTCTGTATTTGCATGGTGTTCCGTTAAACGACATTATTGTTGTTGAAATAGATACGAAAGACCTTGATAAGGATTTATTTGATTATGGTGGAGACCATAATGAATCGTTCTTTAAAGATATAAAGGTTTATACGTATCCAATAGTAATTTCTCCAAAACATATATCTGGTTATTTGCAAATAGACACTGATTCTTTGGATAAGAATTTATTCAAATAGGAGGATTTTGATGTTTTTTAGAGATGAATATGCTTTTCTTAGTAATATGTATGAAACTCCTGTAAGATTTATAAGAGAAGGTGTTCCATATACTTTTCGATGCGTTGAAAGTGCATTCCAAGCTTGCAAATGTCCTAGCAGAATGAATGAATTTCTTAACCTTAATGGTTATGATGCTAAGAAACTAGGCAGACAAGTAAAACTTAGACCAGACTGGGAAGACATTAAAATTGATTTAATGAAGTTCCTTTTGAAACTTAAGTTTAACCAGAATATCCTTTTAAAGACAAAGCTTGCAAACTTAAAAGGAGATATCGTTGAACATAATACATGGGGCGATAAATTCTGGGGAGTATATAATGGAGTTGGAGAAAACCATTTAGGTAAAATACTAATGGATTTAAGAGACTCTTATAACCCATTTTATTGTCTGGTTGTTGGTTCTAGAAGTTTTAACGATTTTTCTTTGATGTGCGAAAAACTTGACTTTTTATTACGAGATAAGAAATATGTTACAATCGTTTCTGGCGGTGCAGAAGGAGCTGATAAATTAGCTGAAAGATATGCCATAGAACATGGATATGAATTAAAAGTGTTTAATGCAGATTGGGATACTTATGGTAAATCAGCAGGCTATAAACGTAATGAAGAAATGCATAATTTCATATCCGTCCCTTCGGGACGAGACAGAATTGTTGTAGCATTTTGGGACGGTTCTTCTAAAGGAACTGCCCATAGTTTTGAGCTTGCAACAAAATATAATAATCCTATTGAGGTTTATAAGTATTGATAATTACCTTCGCTCCCATTCGGGAGCTTAATAGTAGTCATAATAGACTATTCCTTTCCTTCAACCCATGTACACTTTCGCAACAGCATGGGTTGTTGACAGTTCTGGCAGGCAGCTTCGCTGCCTGCCTTTTTTTATAAAGATTACCGGAGGTGTGGCTTTTGAACAGGCCAGTAATGAATTTAAAGAAACAAGAATATAAAGGTGTCCCACTGTTTCTAATTAACAGAAACTATACAGGTTATAACGCTATGCGTTTTATGTTAGGTTCAAGAACATCTGGACAAAACATTTGGATACCTAATTGTTATCTACAAGAAGACGGAACTTTAAAGACAAATATCAATATTGATTTTATCTTTAAAAAAGCATACTGGCAGAAGAAGTTTGAATATGCTAAAATAGATGTAAATCCGTTATTATGGTAAGGAGGTAAAAACATGGAAGAAATCTTAAGTACATTACAAGAGAATCATGCGTATGTTATTGCATCTGTTAATGGAGTAGGTAATTATGTTGGCAGAATCAAAGGCATAACATATGATGCAAACAATACTCCTATTATTGAGGTAGATATAGACAGTGTATCTTGTACAAAAACAATGCAAGTAAGCCAAACAGAAATTGAACTGTTAGCAAAAGACTGGTGCATTGAGCACGGTAAAACCTACAAAGGAAATGATGATAATGGTGTTTATTATATAAATGAAGATAGTACAACATCATATCATAGTCTTATTGCAGAGGAGGCAACTAATGAAAATTAAACCATATTTTAGCGTTAATTTCTGCTATAAGTGTAAAGCTCCAGTTCCGAGACTGGGGCTTTCTTTACGCACAAAAGCAGGCAATGTTTCTGTAAATACTCCTTTTATCTGCCCTAATTGCAGAAGAAAGAAAAAGAGGTGATTATATGAAACGTTATTTATTACGTTGGAAATTCCATAAGTACAACATTGCGTTACAGGAAACAGGTGTAGAAGATAGAGAACAGTATTTTGATAAGTTCGAAGACCTTCTTAAATGTTATCGAGAAAAGAAAAAAGCAATGGTTGCAGGTTGTATTTATTACAATACCGATTTTGAAGTTTACACATTTGTTCTTGAAAAGCATGATATTGCTCAACTTGATGCTTTATTATAGGAGGTGAAATCATGTTAGATGCAAAACAAGTTATTGCAAAAATGAATGAGAGAGGCTTTACAGAAACTATGCGGTCTGTTAAAGACGGATATACTCCAGTTACTATTACATTCATGACCATGAGATTAGACGGTACAGACATTTCATGTACTGTTAACCTTGAAGAAGAAACTTTTGCTTTTATGTGGGGCGTACCATGTTCTATCAACAGATTATCTACGCCACCTTGTAGCCCTGTTCTTGATGACAATCAGTTTAACCGTATTTATCGTAAGATACTTAAACATGTACGGTTGTTGTACACTGAATTACAAAGAGAGGGTGATGTTCCATGTTAGAACTCAGAGGTAATTACAATATTTTTGAATTACCGCAAAATCCATCCGAGGCTATGTGTATTACAACAAATGGTATTGTAAAGAAAGACGGAAAAGCCGTTATGGGAGCAGGTATTGCAAAGCAAGCTAATTCTTTTTACCATATTGATGACCTTTTAGGGAAATACATTACCCAGTATGGTAATCGTGCTTTTAATTTAGGTGTATATCCACGACTATATCTAAATAATAGCGTAGTATTCCGCCTTTTTACTTTTCCAACTAAACATCACTGGAAAGACGATAGCGATATTAATTTAATCGTCAAGTCATGTGAACAGTTGGTAGAAATGTGTGCCAAGTTTAGCATTACCAAATGCTATCTACCACCAGCAGGCTGTGGTTGTGGCAATCTTGACTACGAAACTACAGTTAAACCATGGATAAGTCAAATTCTTGACGATAGGTTTATAGTAGTTTTGTCGTCCCTTCGGGACGGAACCTTTTAAGTCATATTGCCCCATTCGGGGCATTAATAGAAATATTACATGAGAAAGGAGTATAATCATGAAGATTAGCTTAAATTGCAAAGAGGTTTTAGCACTTAACAATATTATGGAAAGTGTAGAAAAGGATTCTGTAAAAGAACTTAGCGAATCCTTAAAGCGTAATAATCTTATCAAGGTTAGTCTTGATATTCCTACAAGTACTCTTAACGTTGACATTGACGAAGAGTATTCTGTAGAATTCCTTGAAGTGTACGGTAAGTACCTTGATGTTCTGATTAGTCAGGCAAAAACCATGTATAAGACCATGGTTCTGCTTACGGAAGAGACAGAAAAGGTTGTCGTTAAGCATATGGCTAAGAATGCCAAGAATGCTGAAGAAAAGACAGAAGAAACTTCTGAAGATACCAAGGAGGAATAAGACAATGCCAACATGTGCAAACTTAAGAGATATCCAGAGAGCAATCAGAGACAATTATGAATCTGATAATTACGGTTCTAGAGATGATTATCCAGACCATTATTATGATATTAAGCCTGCTTTAGAAAGAGAGGATGTATTGTGTTCGGAACTCTTCTAATAACAGGTATTTGTTGCAAAGTGAGCCCCGTTTTGGGGCTCTTTTGCTTTTGTGTTTTAACTTTTAAGTGAGGTGAAATAAATGAATAGTCAGAAAAACTCTGTCATTCGGTGTCCTCAGTGCGGTAACGCTTGTAATAAAACAGAAACACCACTTACTCATGAGCATTCTATCGAATGCAGAGTTTGTGGCTATCAGGAAATAAACACCGTTGACAGTAAAGAAGTGTTTAAAGGATATGGTTCACTTGTAACAGATAGTATATCTGTAATATTCCATGAGCCTATCTCTTTTGAAAAAGAACAGGAGATTTTACAAAGCATCTCCAATGTATCAAATGCTCTTTTTGTGAAATATACAGATGAGTTTGGTTTAACAGTTCTTAAAGGAGAACTTCCGCAAGATTTAACAGATGAAGAAGAAGAACAGATTAAACATCTGTTATCTGAACATGAATATTATAACAGTATACGTTATTAAATAACGCCCCGTTCGGGGCGTTTATAGTAGTTGTTATTTTTATAGAAAGGAGAGATACTCTATGGAAACTGTAAAAGTTTCTGGTGCTGATTGCATCAATGTAACCGTAACACCAATTGACGCTACTGCTGATACTCCTGTTGTAGAGGCTAAGGTAGAAGTTAATGATGAATTTCTTAATAAGTTCAGTGATGAACCATTAACTGAAGACCCAGCAAAAGCTAAGAGAAAATTAAAGAACCTTATTAAGTTTCTCAAGTCTGATAAATTTGAAGACAGAGTTAATAGAGAGGCTTACAAGAGAGGCATTCCACCAAAACAGGTTGCTACTAATGCTATCTCCAAAGCCTTCGGCATCGTTGGCGATATCTTAGGTATTGCAGTTGATACTGTAAACCATACTCTTAATGGGCTTATCACAATGTTAACAGATATTTTGCACGGTACTGTTAATATGATTACAAGAGCAGTAAATGCTTTATGTAGAATTCTCACTTTTAATCAGAGTGCTGTATGTGCATAACAACTAACGGCTCCCGTTCGGGAGCCTAATAGTAACTTTAAGTGCTCCCATTCGGGAGCTTAGTAGAAAATCAAAACACTTTATTTTTGTGGGCTAACCCTTCCACAATAAATAACTAGGGTACGCATAAGGAGGCGTAATAATTATGTTTAGAAGTAATGCAGAAGTTAGAACAGTATGGGTTAAGGATTTGGTTACAGAAAAGCGTCAGGGACCAAACGGTGAGTTTGATGCGAAGAGCATTTTATTCCGTGTTGCATCCAATCGTAACTATACCCGTACAGTACTTAAGGACGGTCAGCAGGTTGAAGAGTATCCTACAGACTTTATCCTTTGCCGTGCTAACGGTAAGACAGCGGAAGTTATCGCTAACAACTGTAAGGCAGTTGATGAGACAGGCAAGCCTATCAGCCGTCACTTAAATATTTACGGTCACATTGAAACTTTCGTACAGGACAGAACCTTTAAGGTTGAAAATCTTCCTGTTGGTATCAATGGTCAGACCTACAATCTTACATTTGATACTACTCAGAAAGTTGACGGACACATCTTTATCGTTGATGAAGTTGAGTTCCTTGACCCTAAGCCACAGCCAAAGGTTGTCGCTAGTAACGGTGCTACAGTAAGCAATGTTCAGGTTCAGCCTGCTAATGTTGCTACTACTACCGCTACCGATAACGCTAATGTTGCTGTAAATGCACAGCCAGCACAGGTTGCTGTTCAGCCTCAGGCTACAGAACAGACAACAACAGTTGCTTCACAGCCAGCACAGCCTCAGGCTACAGTTGCTCAGACTGTTGTTGCTGGTATGATGAACCCACCTACAGTTCCAGAGGGTTATACTGGAGAACATTGTGCGTGGTAATACCTTTAATGTAGTGTAAGATTTTGTTGCTTTTTCCTTCCAGTCGGGTTATACTTTATGTATAATACCGACTGGAAGGAGATTTTCTATGAAAGAGGAAAGTAAAATGTTAGATATGAATCTGGAACAGACATTACTGGAAGACGAACACTTCAAGGAGGGTGCTAATGAATATGAAAGAATCATGGAGCAATCCATGGTAATTTCAGAGGAAATTACATCAGCACTTATAAAGGAGATTGTAAAGACAACCGAAACCGGAGAGAAGGCTAATACACTTACTCTTACAACAGCTATCGCTGCTACGGCAAAGACGCTTATTAACCTTGTATCTTATGTGTATGAAACAGAAGATGAGTTAAAAGACATTGTTCTTAAATCAAGAGAGGCAGTTGTTAATACTGTTATCCCAGCATTACTTAATCCACAGCCATGTGGTGAATGTCCAGAATGTAAGAATGGACAGCCATGTTCTAATCCTAATATGGATACAGAACTGTTGCAGACAAAATCTCTCCCTGTTCTTTGTGCCGAAATCTTAGAATATGATTTATGGAACAAGACCATGTATATGTATACACAGGGAAGAGAATTATTAAGTCAAGACGGCTCCGGAGACAAGGCTCAGGAAGAAGGTGAGGCATAATGCTTACAGAAAGAATTTCAAATCAGTTAAACATAATGCCAGAGAAGTTTTACTTTGACACTTTAAGACCTTCGTTATACAAGGTTTTAGAAGTTATTAAATTTGACCCAATCCTTGTCAGCACATCTGAAGAAGTAATGAACAAAGCAGACGGTTATGCTGTTCGTAAAGAGTATAGCAATTTAAAAACAGTATTAGTTCCGTTATCCAATGTTATTTTAGGCAAGAACTATTTCAAAACAGATGCATTTGTTCGTGCAGACGAAGAAGAAAAAGCTCTTGTCCGTAAGTTATCCAAAGATATGCAGGATATACTTACAATACTTACTTGTACTGAAGAACCTGCTAAAAAAGAAGGTAAAGCATCCAGAGAAAGATTAGGATATGACAGTACAAGAAAAGAAAACGTTGTTAAGGATTCTTACAAAGAACCAAAACAAAAGCCGAGAATACCAAATTATAATTAAATAAAAAGGAGACTTTATCATGGATGGAATGCCAATTTTTAATTCTATTGAAGATGTAAAGTCCTATCTCAGCAGCACTGATGCACAGCACAGTGCTGCTGTTATTATGGGCGAAAAAGGACCAATACCTATACCTTTCACAGTTCTTGTAGAGAAATTAGGTATCGACAAAGCCGCAGAGTTTATCTTTGAAACTCATGACAAAGGAAAAGAACATGGAATTTCAAAAGAAGAATACTTTGCTATGAAAGAAAAAGCTTTGAAAGACCCAGAATCTCTTACCGAAGAAGAAAAACAGATTTTTGTCGTTGCTCACAACATCTTTGAAGGTAAAGACCATCATTTTGATGTAATGAATGATGTTTTAGCTATTGTAACAAAAACCTTTATGGATTTAGATTACATTGGTCATTATGGTTCTTTACTGGCTGTATTTTTAACTATGGCTGAAGGTTTGTTAATCACAAATTCCGAAAAGCTTTCTGGTTATCATGAAAATCCGGCTATTTACAAAGAAGTGTTGGAAAGTGCAAAAGCTCAGATTAGTTTCCCAGAAGATATGGATGATGAACTTCTTTTGCTTGGTCTGCTTGAAATAATCGGAGACCGCTTTATTGTAAAAGATTCTCCTGTATCAAGAAGGAAGAGCGATTACAAAAAGTTTGCAGAAAGACTTGAACTTAATTCAGACATCATTAACGATACCTTTTTAGGTAATGAAGAGAATTTTGAAAAAGAAAACCTTTCTGAAACTTCCGAAGAAAAAAGTAAAGTTATTGATGTTAGAAGTCGCATGAAGGGCTTAAGTTAATTCTTAAGCCCCTTCGGGGCTTTAATAGTATTTTTATTTTCTTTTAGTCCCTTCGGGACTTTAATAGTATTTTGGGTGTTGACACACTTTTCTTATTGTGGTAACATTCCAATAACAAAATGTTACATATTGTATGTTAAGAAACATACATGAATAACCATGTGCATAAGATATCTAATCAATATCGTCATGGATAAGCCGTATGATAGAGAGAATCATGTGACTGATAGGTTGCATAGATGCTCCTTGTATTAGTAGTAATGTTAATACAGAAGAGGGGAACCCCTCAACATCAAGGTTTAGTGTATGTTTATACTGTTTGTTAGTGCAGAATGCTTTTGGCAGGAGCAATAGACGCTTACCCGAAAGGTAAGAAGAATCCATTAAAGCGGTAGCCTGAGAAACTATCACACCTAATGGAACTCTCAAACAATCCTGTTTGTCGTGAATGGAAGAAATTCCAGTATAACAAAAGCATCGCTGGTAGTAGCCCAAGACAATAAAAGATTTTATTTAATGAAAAAGTGAATCATATAAATAAAAACATTCTGAATGATGGGTGAGGCTTGGAGGTATCAGTCCTCTATGAGTTTAAGGTTATAGCTAAGTATGACGAGTATGAGATGCCCTTCGAGGAGCATGTGATACCGCATGGCTGGTTGGCTAGGGTAAGAAGCTTACAGATGACGATTTGTAGGTTCAGACTTATTCTCTCATTCGCATAATAAGCATAAGGTATAAACAATAGGATGAAGGTCCATTCTTGTATGTTTCTTAGGGTACAATATGTACCTTGCGACTTTGAATTCGTGTTAAATGCGAGTTCCTTTCAAAGGTTTTTTCCAATAACATTCTAGTGTATAGACCTCTGTTTTCGGACATGTTCGCACACTGCTATTAGGGTTTTTGCATAGCTTAGGCTTTGGTAGCAGGAGAAAAACCTTGAGGAGTAGCTCAATGGCAGAGCATTCGGCTGTTAACCGAAGGGTTATGGGTTCGAGCCCCATCTTCTCAGTTATCCTCTTAGTAACTTTGCAGAGTTATCTAAGAAAAAGACATAATTAAAGTCTTAGTAAAGTCCTGCAAGACTGAAAAGACAATGACAACAACCTTGTGTCTTAGTGGTTCTAATTTGGTTGTAGATGTCAAAGGATTCTGTATCATGATGTGCTGACCTACCAATTTGTAGGGCTATGATGAGAAGTCTATAGTGGGACTCCTTCTCCAAGTCAGGCTATGTGCAGATGGTAAAAGAGTTGAACCTCACCTAACAGTTGCAGTTTGGCAGTTTGAATGGCAGCAGGGTGTTAATTAAGAAAAAACTGTCAATGGCTCCTTGGTCAAGTGGTTAAGACATCGCCCTTTCACGGCGGTAACGCTGGTTCAAACCCAGTAGGAGTCATTTGGAGAAGAGGTAGGTAAGGTGGCAGGGATGGTTCCCATTGTGTTAGCAGTCGGTCAGAACGCTTTGACGGCAGTACCGCAGCTTAAAAATCAGTTTAGCTTCTCCAATACATAGCGGGGTGGAGCAGTCCGGAAGCTCGTCAGGCTCATAACCTGAAGGTCGCAAGTTCAAATCTTGCCCCCGCCTCTGTAAGTTAATCCATTGACTTACACCTCACCTTATACCGCAGGCGTTCTTTGTAGCTTTCTCCTGCGGTATATAATGGTAAGATGTCCGAGTGGCTTAAGGAGCTGGTCTTGAAAACCAGTGATGCGTAACTGCACCGTGAGTTCGAATCTCACTCTTACCGTTCTAAGTTCGAAAGGTCTTAGTTAAAAAACCTTAAACGTAAGGATTACAGAGGGCTATGGGTTGACGACCATAGAGCTTACGTTGTGAGAAAACCACAGGTGGCTAATCTGCTTTGTTCTATTAGCATGGAAAAATAGGAGAGTTAATTGAGCAATTTGTCTCACACAATATTGCTTAGGGCGGCAACCTCATGTCAAAGAAATAGCCAAACACGGAGATTTACTCAAGTGGTTGAAGAGGAGGACTTGCTAAGTCTTTAGTATCGTAAGGTAGCGAAGGTTCGAATCCTTCAATCTCCGCTGAGCTGAGGTGCTAGAACTCAACTCTATGTAATAGACACACCTGTAAAAGATGTTTTGAGATTTAAGACTTCTTTTTGAAAGAAGCCACTGAATCAAAGTACATATCTACCTTGACCAGCTAGGTACGACATCAGTAGGAGGAAGTTACATAGATATGTTGGCAGTACGAAGAACTGTCTGCTTGGAAAATGAAGAATGATGGTCATTCCCGTTTCTACCATTTCTGTACGTTAACAGAATTAACGAGATGTAGGTCAGCTTGGTAGACCGCTTGATTTGGGTTCAAGAAGTCGCACGTTCGAATCGTGTCATCTCGACTAGCCAGAACAGAAGACATTTCGAGTTCGGCAAGAAAAAACTACATAGTCTTCATTAAGAAAGGAGGAATGGTATATGATTATTATTGTTGGCGGATTGCTGTGTTGTATGCTGTTCTTCCTTGAAGAACGTGTAGGCACAATTACTATTATGAATGG